AATGGGGATTAAGTGATAATCCGTGGCAAAAAACAAAGTAATACTACAGTGCCAGTTGTCGGTTATCGGATCAATGTACACTAACCCAAAAAACCAATGAGAACCATCTGGAAGTACCCTATAGATGCAACTCCTTGTTGCGAGATTGAAATGCCTTTAAACGCAGAGATATTATGCGTTCAGTTGCAGAATAATATTCCTACACTTTGGGCATTAGTAGAAACAGAAGAACCTAAGAGGATTTTTGATATTTTGACTTACTATACTGGTGACGATACTGATGACGCTTTGGTAGATAAAAAAGGACAATACATTGGAACTTATCAACTAGCTGGATTGGTACATCATGTATTTGTTAGACCTCATCCTGCATCTCCTCCGATGAACCTTTCGTACATTTGTTAAAGTTTCTGATCGCATCCCTAATATTTGCCCTTCGTAAAAAATTCTCAAATAAAGAAGGACTTATGGCTATTGCAGAAATTGACAAAAGAATATTGATTCTTTTTCAAAAAGTAAGAGAATTGCTTGCCAATGAAAAAGAATCAATCAAAAAAACATTAGCAGAAATAAAATCTCTTGAACAAAGTAGAGGTAAAATCAATTATGACTCTTGAAGAAATCAACGCAAAACTGGACTTGCTTCTAGAAGAAATAGAAAACTGGAAACCTAAATCTGATTTATATCTTAAAGAAATAAAAGCCTGGAAGCAACCAAATCTTAAAGAAAAAGGAAAACCCAATGTTTAATGCAATCTACAAGCCCAATCAGTTGATTTTAGGCAGTGGCTATATTGCTATCTGTACAGGATGGACTCCTGCTAAGTCAGTAGCCGCAAAACTCGATCCTTCCGATTATGCCGTAATTGGTAATCTTTATAGCGCATCAAGGGGAATTAACTTTTTGGTTCGCAATTTGTTGGCTAATCCCCACGTTTGCGATCTTGTTGTAATGGATTCAACTCGTGAAGACAAAAATTCTGGTAGTGTTCAATGCTTGAAAGATTTCTTTGAGAATGGAGTTTATAAAGGAAAAAATGATGTAGGGAAAGAGTGTTGGGTAATTGATTCTTTAGTGAAAGGATATATTGATATAGATATTCCTTTAGAAGTTTTAAATCAATTACGGTCTTCTGTTACTTTAAGAGATAATCTCACAACTTACGCAATTCTGATGTTGAGGCTATCAGTTTATGGTGCTAATAAACCGTGGGCAGAACCGATGGTTTTTCCCTACAATGAACCTACATCAGAAGTAAAACCTGGCCCGCTCTATGGTCATCGGATCGAAGGTAAAACCATTGCTGAAACTTGGATAAAAATACTGCAAAGAATCAAAACTACTGGCACTATCAGACCTACTGGCTATGACGGTAAATGGCAAGAATTAATTGATTTAATGGCGATAGTTACCGATGAACCAGAAGACTTTTATTTTCCAGAACCTAATTACTTACCTTTAGATAAAAAATATCTAAAGAACTATATCCCACAAATACTTGATGATGCCAATTATCGGGAAGGAGTTAAATATACCTACGGTCAAAGATTGCGATCTTGGTTTGGCCAGGATCAGATTAAAGCAGTTATCACAAAATTAATCAAAGAAATTGACTCTGCTAGTGCCGTTATGTCTTTGTGGGATAGCGGAAGTGGAAACTATCAAATACTTGCCGAACATGATAGTTGGCGTGGACACGATCATAATACAATCGCGCGAGGAGAAAGAAAAGGGGGTGACTCAGATCATAATCACGGCGGTTCACCTTGCCTTAATCATACCTGGGTAAGAGTAGTAGATAATGAACTGTCTTTAACAGCTACCTTTAGAAGTAATGATATGTTTTCCGCTTGGCCGGCTAATGCAATGGGATTACGGGCTTTACAGCGTCATATCAGAGATGAAATTGCTAGTGAATCTGAGTACGATTTAACAATGGGTCCACTGATTACTATTAGTCAATCAGCCCATATTTACGATGACTGTTGGGAAACCGTAGAACAATTACTTGCTAATCAATACCAATCAATTATTAGTCAAGAGTTTCGAGGCTACAGTGACCCTGCTGGTAACTTCTTAGTAGAAACAGATGGCAATAATATCACAGTCAGCCAGCTAACTCCTAGTGGTGAATTTGTGGGAAAATGGGAAGGTAAGAATCCTTTGAAGCTAATCCGTCAAATAATTGCCGATTGTCCCAGTATTCAATCTTTTCATATCGGCTACCTAGCTAGAGAAATTGAACGGGCATCTCAACTAAAAACAAATTACACTCAGGATAAATAAATGCCAACACAAATCATCCCAAAAGGACAATCCTTTCCCGACGGCACTTATCTGTATAAATGCCCTTGCTATGTTAATCCTTGCAACCTGTGTTTTAACGGCAATGAGACTGCTATAATTAACTCTTTAAAGACAGCAAAAGGACAACAATATTATGGCAACTTAAAAGCTTATTTGGCTATAAAAGGACAGATCATTATATCTACTGCAAAGTCAATAAAAGAAAAAAATAACGGCAAATTTACAATGATTAATATTACAGAATTAGCTGATACTCTAGGGTTTCCTAGAACACGAATTAAACCTTTAATAGAATATTTAGAAGAGTGTGGCTTTATAAAAGCTGGAACTTATGATAGACTGAGAATATCAATCAATTGGCAACCGACAAAGATGTAATTACTTCAAATTAAATTACATGGTAAACGGGAAAGAACCGAATGGAAAGGAGTGTTTAATTAAAATAAAATGGAAATAAAGGAATTAAAGGAATTAAAGCAATTTTGCTGTGATAGGATTGCTAACGGACATAAAACTATCACTCTAGAAACAGAATCAACTCGATTGCTAGTAAGTCACGGTCCTATTGGAGAACTCCTGTGTATTAATAAACGAGGCAAGCACGTTGTTTTGTATGATGCTTTAAAAGTTTTACAGTTTCTAGATAAGCTTGAAAATCAAGAAATAAAATCAAAAATCAGGAGTAAATAAATGACTAAAAAAGATTTCCCAACACTAGCGGTTCTAAGTATTACTAGCGGGCGATTACTAACACAACCAAAAGACGCAAGCGAAGGTAACGGCTTTGATCAGATATACGAAGTATTAGAATGGATGACTGACGATTTGTCAAATCGCACCAATTGGGACGATTTAGTAGAAGAGTGTAAGCAGTGGATTTATCAATGGCATCCTGAGATTATCGAGGCAGCCAGATGGATAGAAAACAAATTGACAGAAAAATGCGAAGTTGAGGACGTGAAAGATTGCCAAACCGCAATGCTTGCAAAGTTTGGTGAGACGATCACGTTACAGAAAATTCCACAAGGCTATCACAATTTTAAAAATCTGTAGGAATAAATAAATGATTAACGTAATTCAAAGAAGTGGAGAAACTCGACCCTTAGACATCACTAAAATTCGACGAGTAGTTGAATGGGCGTGTGAAGGGTTAGAAGTAAATCCCCTCGCTTTAGAATCAGGATTAACTTCTCGATTACGAGATGGGATTACCACTAGAGAAATTCAAGAAAATTTAATCAATGTTGCCACACAATTGTTTTGTGTAGAAGAAACCGATTGGAAGTATGTAGCCGGAAGACTTCACATCTGGGGATTATGGAAAGATACAAGGATTAAAAGAGAATTTGGCGGTTATTTATCTCGTACGGTTTTTAGAAGATTAGAAGGAACCGACTACGCTAAATATGTCCAGTGGCAAGTGGATAGGGGTGTTTATGATTCAAAAATTACTGAAATCTATGACGAAAACGATTTAAAGATTGCGGGGGATTGGATATACCCAGAATACGATAAAGATTTTGACTACGCTGGTGCAATCATGCTGTCAGAGAGGTATTTGCTTGATTGTGAATTACCTCAAGAGGCTTTCCTGACTTGCGCTTTATTGCTTGCGAGTGTAGAGGAAAACCCAGAGAATAGATTAAGAATTGCGTTTCAAATTTACTTAGCTATAGCTCAAAGAAAAATCTCTTTAGCTACTCCAATTTTAGGCAATCTAAGAACCCCTAATGGTTCTTTAAGTAGTTGCTTCATCGTAGCAATGGAAGACAATCTAGAGAGTATTTTTAGCGAGATTACTAATACTGCTCGCATCTCTAAGAATGGTGGCGGTGTTGGGGTAAATGTAAGTAGAATCCGTGCCACTGGTAGCTGGGTAATGGGGAAAGCTAACGCTTCTGGTGGGATTATACCCTGGATTAAATTACTCAACGATACAGCTATTGCAGTCAATCAAGGGGGAAGACGCGCCGGGGCTGTCACTGTTGGGGTTGATATTTGGCATCTAGACGTGCCAGAATTTTTAGAAATGCAGACAGAAAACGGTGATCAAAGACGTAAGGCTTATGATGTTTTCCCCCAATTAGTTATCCCCGATGAGTTTATGCGTCGGGTAGTAGATAAATCTGAGTGGACATTAGTTGATCCTTATGAGGTTCGGGCAAAACTAGGGATAGAATTAGCAGAATTATGGGGCGAAAAATTTGAAGATGCTTACAAATTAATTGAAGATAATCTAGGGACAGAAATTACTCTCTACAGAAAAGTTAACGCTAGGGAGTTATTTAAAGATGTTATGCGCTCTCAAGTCGAGACAGGTATGCCCTATCTTGCTTTTAAAGATACCATTAATCGGGCTAATCCTAATAAACACGACGGGTACATCCCTCAAGTTAATTTGTGCTGTGAGAGCTTCTCTAATGTCACACCGGGTAAAACAGCCCATTGCTGTAATTTAGTTAGTCTTAATTTAGCCAACATTGACACTCTTACTAATTTAGCGGAAATGTGTCATCTTGCTGTTAGAGTGCTTGACAATACAATCGACTTGACTTGTCCCCCGATTGGTGAAGCCAAAACACATAATGACCGTTATCGCACTATTGGAGTTGGGGTTATGGGATTAGCTGACTGGTTAGCTAAACAAAAATTATTTTATAAAGACTTTAAATCTATCAATGATTTATTTGAAAGAATTAGCTATTATTGTACTCACGCTTCGATGAGATTGGCTAAAGAACGCGGTGCTTATCAAGCTTTTTCCAGCAGTGAATGGAGTCAGGGTAAATTACTAGGGGCTAAACCATTAGAATGGTTCAACGTAAATTCTGATAATACCTATAATTGGCATCAATTAGCCAAAAGTATTCAACAATTTGGCATTAGAAATTCCCATATTACTGCTGTAGCTCCCAACACTACTTCTTCCTTAATTCAAGGTTGCACTGCCAGTGTTTTGCCCGTTTTTAAGCGGGTATTTACAGAAAAGAACTCAAAGGGTGCTATCCCTAATTGCCCTCCTTTTATTAAGGATTTCTTTTGGTATTACCAAGAGAATCAAAATCTTGATCAAAAGATTGTTGTTCAAGCGATTGCTGAAATGCAAAAATGGATTGATACAGGGATTTCTATGGAATTACTATTCAATCTTAATCAGGGTGTTTATTTTCCTGACGAACCTAACCGCGTATTAACAGTTAAAGAAATTTACGAAACTCTAGTTTTAGCGTGGGAATCAGAATGTAAAGCAGTCTATTATGTACGGACTGTTCAGAAGGATAACTTTAAAGATAGCTGTTCTAGTTGTGCTAATTAACCATGAATATCATTTTTTCTGTTATTTTATCAATACTCGAAAAAATAAATAATCATTATGACAATAATAATTATTGACTTTCTAGCAACTATTGTATTAAGTATATTTTTACTTTATACTGCTTTAATTTTTGCTGTTGTCTTGTGTAGAGTGTTTTTTAGATTTAAGACTAATTTAATCTACACAGTTAAACAATTCAAATACTATTTAACAGATGAATATAATCGGATTAGTTCTTGTAAATATTATAACCCTGAAACCCATAAAGACTTTAATCTAAAATGTAGCGTAAATCCTTCTATTTTTTGTGTACAATGTAAAGACTGGGAACCAAAGTAAAGTAAAACTATGTCATTGATCAGTCTTGACAATAAAATGCCCGTTTCCCCGATCTTCAATCTGTCGGGAGATGATGCAATCGAAAACCGTTCGATCTGGTTTGGTAACACTACCAACCTGATGCAATTAAACGATGTTCGCTATACTTGGGCTGTAAGTTTGTATCAACAGATGCGTGAGAATTTTTGGATCCCGCAAAAAATAGATATTACTCAAGATATAACTGACTATAATAATTTAACCCTTGACGAAAGGCGTGCCTATGATGGTATTTTGTCTTATCTAACTTTTCTTGATTCTGTACAAACCTGTAATATTCCTCACTTAAAATCTTGCGTCACAGCCCCAGAGATCAGCCTTTGTATGGCAGAACAAATTTCTCAAGAGGCTATGCACAATCAAAGTTATCAATACTTGATTGAGACTATTATTCCCTCAAACAAAAGGGCTGAAATTTATGATTTATGGCGCACCGATAAAGTTCTCAAGGATCGCTGTGAATTTATTGCTAGTTCTTATCAAAAATATATTGACAGCCCAACACAGAGTAATTATTTTGGTTCTCTGTGTTCTAATTATATTCTAGAAGGACTGTATTTCTATAATGGGTTCCAGTATTTTTATAATTTAGCTTCTAGACATCTAATGGCTGGAAGTGCCGATATTTTTAGGATGATTAATCGAGATGAGTTAAGTCACGTCCGATTGTATCAAAAATTAATTGTGGAAGCATTGCAATTATTCCCAAAAGAGTCAATTAAAAAAGGCATAGCAAGTTCTTTTTTAGAGGCTGTCAATCAAGAAATTAATTGGTCCAACCATATTATCGGTAATCAAATACTGGGCATTACTGAAGAAAGTATAGATCACTATACTAAATACCTTGCCAATATTCGACTAAAAGCCATCGGCTTAAATCCAATTTTTACCGAGGACAAATACAAAAAATCTCCCTATTCCCATTTAGAGAAATTCTCTGATACTCAAGGGGAAGGTCACACTAAGTCAAACTTTTTTGAAGCAACTGTTACCAGTTATGTTATGTCTTCTGGCTTAACGGGATGGGATGATATTTAACAGCATCGCTCGATAAGACAGAAAGCCGTTGATGCCACCTTTTTTTCGGTTGTGCTAAAAGGTGGTTATTATTGCCACTCTTGTCTTGCCATGTGATCAATTCTGCTGGTGGAATACTAATTCCAGCTAAGTATTTTCTGTAATTCAATTTAAATTCTCCAAATATTTTCTGATTTTATTTTACCTTAAATATCAGAAACAAGAGGTGGACGATTTTTAAAAGGATGCGCGGTGGGAAGGTTGGCGGTCAAGCCCCTATTCCACGCGAGATAGCCTTCAACAATCTGACGGATAGAAGTATTTGTTGTTCTCAACAGAATAAAATCGGTCATTGTGATATTTGAAAAGCGAAGCGGGGTTGCTTGCGCGGCTAAAGTGAAACCAAGGTTCGTGTTATTTGGTGTGCTAATCCCGTTTGTGGTTCCTTCCAAACTGCCGTTCCGCCACACGCCCCAGCCTGTCACGTTGCTCTGGAATGCCATGACCTGCGCGTTGGTATTGTTGTATGCCGTGCCGGAATTGAGGTCGTAACTGAAGAGGCCTGGAGAGTAATACGGATACGACGCCCCGAAATTGTTACTGTTCTTCACGTAATGCAGCCCGCCACGGTCAGAAGAACTAGTGAGAACGCTGACGCTGGGCCTGTAGGTATCTGCACCAGTGCCAGCACCGCGAC